AATGGCAAATGGTTTTTGGTTGCGGAGAGAGGTGATTTAGAAGCTCTTACCAGAGAGAGACAACTCATTATTTCAACTAGAAGTAGCTATGATGGCGAAGGAGCTAATCAGCTAGAGCCTTTACTGTTTTCAGGGTTAATTATGAGCGGTGGCATCATAGGGTATGACACGAATATTGCTTCCGGCGGAATAGGGGCAAGATACCTTGGAATCGGCATGAATACACAATATAGGGTCGATGAAGTCACGGTTGCTTTACGAGCAGTGCTAGTTCAGACAGGACAGGTGCTGTTAAATGTCATCACGAGCAAACAGGTATACTCTGCTGCAACAGGCTTTGATACGTTTAGATTCACAGAAAACGGCACTGAGTTGGTAGAGATTGAGGCTGGAATAGCTAGAAACGAAACTGCCACTTATGCTACAAGGAGCGCGATTGAAGCAGCAGTTTATGCAATAATCACGCAAGGCATCGAAGATGATCTGTGGGACTATGATCCGCAGGAGGAGATTTTTGATGAATTCTCTGATAATTAAATACTGTCTGATCTACATAGTTTTTCTGTACTCGCTGGCTTATGCGGCGTCCATTTCCGCAGCCAATAACTCTATCTATATAACTCAGAGTGGCGGCTCTTCAGCCCTGACTATGAATATAGATCAGATTGGTAACTCCAATGTGGTCGGAACCACTCAGGCGAGAGTGTCGTTGACAGGCACGAGCATGGTCGTAGACGTAGATCAGGTGGGTGACTCGAATGTGATAGCGGCTACAGTGGCGCAGGGCAATAGCAGTTCCTTTACCCTCACAAGTACAGGGGACTCAAATACCCAAACTATTGCGGCGGGTGCTACAGGCGACATCCAGGGTAGTGATTTTGACTTTGCCGCTACCGGAGACTCCAACGTTCTTACGTTCACCCAAGGTGCGGCAGCCACAGCAACCAGCGGAAATACCGATATCGTCATAGCTGGAACCAGCAATAATTTGAATCTGGTCACTGAGGTAGTCGGCGGGACGAATAACTGGGACGTTGATGGTGACTCAAATGATATCGACACGACGCAGACGGGCAACGCGAACCACAGCATCACCGCCGATGTCACGGGCAACACCAATAACATTGATATAGACCAGACGAACTCAGGCGGCAGTACTTCTGGCATAGTAGATTTAGTTGCTATTACTACTGGCGGCGTGATTGATATTGACCAATGTACAAGTGGCTGCTAGCTCTCTTCCCTCTAGCAGTTAACGCTCAGGTTGGCTCGATTACCGAGCTTCGAGGTATCGGAGAGGTCGTTCGCCAAGACACAACGGATTCTCTGACGGCAGAACTGGAGCTTGGTATTGCCAGTTATGATGATGTGCGAACTGGGAACGGCAGGCTGGCGATTTCTTTCCTAGATGACTCAATTCTGAGGCTTACTGAGCATAGTAAGATTGTCATTGATGATTTTGTCTTTGATCCTGATCCCTCTCAGAGCCGCTTGGCCCTCAATATGGCAAGCGGCACCGCCAGGTTCCTTACAGGCGCACTGGGGCGGATTAACAAAGAAAACATAGCTATACGCACACCTACCGCTACTATTGCCATACGAGGCACAGATTTCACCACCACAGTAGATGAGATAGGTCGCAGCCTGGTTATTCTCCTACCCAACGAAGACGGTAGTGCCAGCGGCGAGATCACGGTAGAGACTGCGGCTAGTTTGGTGGTACTGAACCAGCCGTTTCAGGCAACTATGACTACTGTAGCAGAGGCCGCTCCTACGCGGCCCGTTGTCTTGTCTAACATGACGTTAGGTTTCATCGATAACTTACTGATTGTAAGCCCTCCTGATGAGATTGCCGAGGTGGTTGAGGAGCAGTCAGGTACGGCCTCTAACATCCTCGATGTGGATCTGCTTGAAGAAACAGAACTCGATGAGAACGAACTGGATGAGGATGAGTTACAGGATGAGATCGGGAGGCTTGACATAGACCTTCTGAATGTGGATTTCCTGACCGACCTGCTTGCCATCATCGAGGTATCCGCAACTAAAGAAGATGCTAGGGCAGCGGAGATTGATGGGGTTAAGATTGAAGGAATTCTCGCTGGTTTTGACCAGCAAAACCAAACCTATACCTTCGTTGAAGGAGAGGTACTAACGATTTTCAGAAGCGTCGAGAACACTTTTGATCTTGAATTAGACAAAGATGGTGCATATAACATATCGGTTCTTACGGCTGGTAAATCAATGGACATCACGATTAATGGAGGTGGCGAAAATGCGATTTATATTAATCAGTCTAATTAGCTTTCCTCTATTGGCAGCAGACAATTCTGTAGAGATAGACAATAAAGGCTCGAATACCAATATCTATATTGACCAGATCGGTTCTGGTAATACCGCAAGGGTCTGGTGTGGGCTATCAAATGGAACGTATGCTACTCATACCTGTAGCAGCGCCACGATTGACATAGATCAGGACGGCACGGGGAATCTTGCAAAAGCATACTCACAATACACAAATCATACCGGGAATGAATACACCATCAATCAGGACGGGAACGATAACATTGGATATATAGATGCCGACGAAGACGATAACGAGCTTTTAATTAGTCAAACGGGTAACGACAAGGAGGGTGAGATATACATGTCTGGTGATGACAATGAATACTCTATCTCACAGACCGGGACCGGCGAGCACTATGCGAAGATGTACGCATTCGGTGATGACAGCACATGGACTGCTACGCAATCGGGTTCTGGAAACCACAACGCCTATATTAAGAGCTGTGGTAACTGTAACAACAATGATGCCACGATCACTCAATCAGGCAGCGGCGCAAAGGATGGCGATATTGAATTCAGGAACAATCCTGCTGACAACTCTACAGTTAACCTGACGCAATCAGGTGACGGGGCGCATGTCGGCAATATACTTGTAAAACAAGGAAACTACACTGTAAATGCAACACAAACCGGGACCGACGTAAAAAATTACGCAGTAACCCTTGATTGCACATCAAACTGTAATAAAACAGTAACAATCAATCAATATGACTAAATCTGACGAATCATATAAATTGAGAGCCCCTATCGCAGAAATACTTTGGGAAGATGCTTGGGTAGAAGCTAAGGATTTTCCAACGGAAGAACCTGCTTCCTTTAAGCCAATTATTCGTTCTACTGTAGGGTATTTAATAGAGGAAACGGAGGAATGCGTTATTCTTGCTACCGACCTGTATATGGAAAAGGATATGGCTAATACTCCCATGATAATACCGTGGAGCATGATCCTTGGTTATTGGGAATTTGAGGTTCACTAATGGCACATGAACAAAGAAAAAAGAATCTTCTGAAAAAACATAACCTCGCGGGTGTTAACAAACCCAAGCGCACTCCCGGCCACAAAACCAAATCACACATGGTTCTTGCTCAGGAAGGGCATAAACTAAAATTGATACGTTTTGGGCAACAAGGCGTTAAAACGGCGGGTAAACCCAAAGCCGGTGAGTCTGCCAAGCAGAAAGCTAGACGGAAATCTTTCAAAGCTCGGCATGGGAAAAACATAGCGAAAGGGAAGATGTCAGCCGCTTTTTGGGCGCATAAGACTAAATGGTGAGCTACAAGGGGTCGATAATAGCCTTACTGGCTGTTCTTGTTTTACGGGTTTGGGACCCGTGGCCCATAGAAACAATACGGCTTAAATACTTCGACGCGCTACTGACTTCAAAAGAATCCACTGAAAGTCAGACAATATCTCTCTATAACATTGATGAAAATGAGCTGGCACAGGGCGGCCAATGGCCCTGGCCTCGTCAGGCGCTTGCAGAACTAAATAGGAATCTCCTCAATTCAGGTGCAGCCGCCGTCGTATATTCGGTGTTGTTTCCAGAAGAAGATCGGTTCGGCGGCGATCTTGAATTTGCTGAGAGCATGGAGGCTATGCCGACATTTTTGTCCGCTGTAGCAACGGGGGATACCGATCGTCAAGATGGCTGGGCTATCGGTGTTGCTACGCTAGGGCCGGTTAATGAGAATGCGGTTAACTATCCTGGGATTCTTCCTAACGTGCCGGTCTTGCAGGACGCTGCCGTTGGCACGGGTGTCGTTAATACGGCAACGGAAGTAGACGGTCTTGTTCGACGGGTGCCTATGGTTGTTCGAGTAGGTGAGGCTTTATACCCCGCATTGGGGCTAGATGTTCTTAGAGGTTTGGCCGGTGATCCCTCTTATCAGGTGCGGGCGGGAGAAAGTGGTATACAGGCGGTTCGAGTGCCCAGTTTTGAAACAATAAATACCGATGCGGCGGGAAGAGTATGGATAGATTGGTCCGCAGAGTTTTCTCAGGAGCCGTTAGTACAAACCATAGTCTTTGTTGGTGTGACCGCTGCAGGTATCACACCACTGGTGCCTACACCAAAAGGGTTGATGTACCCCCATCAGATTCAGGCAACCTTATTTGAAACGCTACTGAACGGGACGGCCCCAGTACGACCCGATTGGTCCTTAGCGGCGGAAATGGTGCTTATTCTCAGCTTGGGTCTGCTCGCGATCGTGTTGACCCATTTTTTGAAGGTCATGTGGGTCCCTGCGGGCCTGGGAGGTACCGCAGTTTTGACTGCAGGAGCCTCTATATGGGCTTTTTTGCGCTTTGGAATGCTCCTGGATGCGGCTTTACCTGTCCTTTTTACCGCTATTGTGGGCGGAGTGGGTGTGGCGCAGCGAATGATTATTGAGTATCAGCAAAAACTGCAGATTAAGAGGCAATTTGAGCACTATTTAGACCCGAGACAGGTTCAGCGGCTTCAAAAAAACCCGGAGCTACTGAAACTAGGCGGAGAAACGCGCTATTGCACGTTTTTGTTCACGGATTTAAGAGGCTTCACGTCTTTAAGTGAGCAAATAAGCCCTGCGGAGGTTACAAAAATTATGAACGCTACGCTGACCGTTCAAGTTGAGGAAGTTCAACGTGCTGGAGGCATGGTTGACAAGTTTATTGGCGATGCGGCAATGGCTATTTTTAATTGTCCCTTAGATTTAGAGGATCACGAAGACAGAGCGGTGGAGGCGGCAGTCCGGATACAAAGAAGGATCAAAGAGCTTAATGAAACGATGCCTGTAGAGGTGGCTATTGGCGTAGGCGTAAATTCGGGTAAGGCTGTTGTAGGCAACATGGGCTCGAACACAAGGTTTGACTTCACCGGGATAGGTG